TTTGCATTAAGAGTGGTGAACGTACCTGCGGCTGGGGTAGTAGTACCAATAGTAGTGCCATCAATAGCACCAGAGTTCAGGTCAATCGATGTGATAGTGGTTGTACCAGTGGCTGCTAGGTTAGCAAAAGTAGCAAGCCCAGTGAATGCAGATGTACCCGTAGTCGTAAGTGTACCACCGATTGCTACATTGCCTGTTGCAGATAATCCTCCGCTTAGATATGCGTCTTGAAAACGTATGGAAGGAGTACCTAGATCTACCGAATTCGTAGTAATGGGGGTAATCTGATTGGAAGAAATAACTGTAACCAGCTCACGCCAAACGGCTGCGTTAGAAGTATTTCCAACACAGATATATATACGTCCATTAGTGGTGTTTTCCCACATTGACCCCGGTGCGTACCCCTCACCAGCATCATTAGATGTAGCTGGAGCTGAAGTAGCATCGAATTTATTTTTGCCGCCAATACCGCCATGTGCAGCTGGTAGATATCCAGACACAGATGTAGTCAGATTGATCTTTGGAGCGCTGCCTGTGGATCCATCATGAGCATGACCTGTCGTAGCGTTAAAAGCTGCTAAGATCTGGTTAAATTCTGAGTTAAGCGGAGGGGCGGTAATATCCGCTCCGTTAATAATCGTAGCTAGTGATTGGCGAGTATATCCAGCCATTTGTTATCGTCTCCCCGCTGTAGAGTATTCAAATACGATCCCTTGGATGGAGTAAGATTCAAACTGTCCAAAGGTGACGTAAGTGGCCCGTACTGAAAACCCTGAGCCTTGTATGTCTGAAGTCATAATGGGTTTAGAAGAGCCCCCATAAATAACATTAGATCCATTGTAGGTGATGTTTCTTCCGGAATAGACAGTAGGCCCACCCTCGGAAGTTTGTGAAAAAGTAGATGGTCGAGAGGTGTTATAATCTCCCCAATCATAAGCGATCGCTAGGTTCATCTCTAGCGGCCCCTCTGCTCGGATAAAGGTGTTTACCTTACGCATTGCTTTGCGAATGTCGGTATCGCCAAAGTCTAGATAGGGAGTGGCATAAATAGCTAGGATATCCGCTCCATTGAACGAGGTTCCTTTCTCTTGACGATATACACGCCCATCGTAGTCGCCGTGTAAAACTAGCTCATCTGCATCCACATATTCAGAGGTACAGCAAGAAGCTCTAATACCGAGAAGCTCTCCAAACTCCCATGATATAGATCCGGTAGAGTTAGAAAGACCGCCTATGATACCAAGACTATCATTAACGCCTACACTATCTGTACCTACGAAATACCTAACCTGAGATTTGGATCGAATAACTACCCCGTTAAGAGAGCCCATGCTGTTGTTCTTAATAAAATCAACAAGCGTAGCTTGGATAGGCTTACTTACTGTTTCGAGCTCTACATCACCGATACGGGAAGTGCCGGCGACAGGCCTAAACCCATCGGGAGCTAAAAACATTAGGTCTCCGCCGATCTCAAGAACTGAGTCTCGAGCAACACATCCTACATTAGCTGTAACCTGATCAATTAAGAAACCGGATGTAACATCTGCGATAATCTTCTTAATGCCGTTCTCACCGAATACGAATAAATTGTCTCGGAAAGGTTTGATCTGAACTACATCCACACCAGCAAATATTTGACCACCATTACTGGTAGTCCAAGTATATCCATCTAAAGCTTTTGAGTGTGCGATGATTGCAGACTTTGCAAGATCTCCCGCTAGGAATAAATGGTTCTCAAAAACATCTACTAGAGCCGGTGCATCTACTGCCAGAACACCTCCAGCCGTATTATTCGTGGCGTGATATCCTCCAGCATGAGAGCTTTTTATCTCTTTCCACTTGCTTCCGTTAAATATGATTGCGGGGTTAACGCCATCTACAAAACAGATCTTGTTACCATCGCCGAAGTTAAACTGGGCATGTCGAAGTTTAGTTACGGTTCTGCCATTCAAAGCCATAGGCCGTGTAACAGAATGATCTAAAGTATATTTTCTCCAGCCAATGCCCGCTGTGTAGTAATAGAAGCTGTAATTAGATCCACCCGCATCTTGCCTAGCAGCAATAATTATTGTGGCGTTAGTTACGTCATCCTTAAATATGGCTAGGCCTAGAACCTTGCCTTGACCTGTAGTCTGACCGGCTACCGTAACCTCTGGGTAATTTTCGTGATAAGGAGAAAACCCCTCAATACGACGATACCCTCCAAATAAAGAGGGCTCATAATTAACTAATCGGGTAGCTGCCCCGGGGCTATTTTCTGATAAATCGAGGTGGTTTTCATTTGAGTTTAAACCCCCTGCGCTTACGAGCTTATAGCTCTCAATTCTATCTGCCATCTAGTACCTCACTCGGGTATCTCTGATGTACTCGTAGTTGTTGATATAGAGTGTTTGCAGATCCTTAATTCCTCGCTCAAACGCAACAAAAGCAGCCTGAGCTGCTTCTAGGTTATCTTTGAACATATACAGATGATACAAAGCCCCATCGACAATAACAGTATCGAAAGAAGTGGGAATTCTCGTTACATCATTAAATGCAGTAATATCGGAATAGTTAAGAAAGTATCTAAACCGTACTGAATACGCTTTGTCGGGAGATGGAGTAACTCCAAACCCATTTCCATGACCCGAAAATACATGAGAAGGCTTACCTCTACCGGCGCTTCCAGCACTATAATCTTCATCTCTGTGACTTTTGTACCAGCTATCTCTCTCAATGTACTTAAGAGTGTCAAAATCTGTATTTAAAGATTCATTTTTCTGAATTTGGAATGAGTTCCAATCAGATATCTTATAAAAGTCAGGCCATGTATATTCATTCTGACCCGCTGTTAGTACCTGAGTATGTTCTGCAGCGTTAAAGGGCCACTCATACTCTGCCTGATTGATTTTAGCGATAGCACTTTTAACTGAATCTTTAACAACAGATTGGATGCCACGGACGTTAGCAAAGTCAGATTCTGAGATCTCGACTTCGTTTAACCGCCGCAAAACTTGATTACACAATGTAATATATGTGGATGGCATCTACTTACCTCAAATAAGGGAAAAGGGGCCAGCCTAGCCAGCCCCTCTAGTAGTTTATGCTAAGTTATATTTAGCAGATACTAACGCTTCTGGGCGAAGTATTTTTCTGCCATATAAATGCATTCCGCGGCAGACATCTGAGAAGCTATCTGGGTCACGGTAAGTCTCAACTTTGTTGAGCTGTTCCGCTGTAGCTACTGCAGAAGAATGCCCTGCACAGATCACGCCGTAGTTAGTGTTCTGGTTGGCGGTTCCTGTGGTTCCGGCTCCAGTACCAACTGATGGAAGATTTGATGACTGATACACACGGAAGCCGTGGAAGTTATTCAGTACCAAACCGTTGCGAAGACCACCTGAGTCACCGAAGTCAGCATTCATAAAACGTGAGTCTTCATCACGAAGAATCTCCATAAATACTGGGTCTACGACGATCCAACGACCATCCTTGTCCACTTGCTTTTGGTCAAGAATACGAGCCATGCGCGCTACAACCATTGCTGGTGAAGCTGTCGCTGTTGGAAGTGCTGTAGCACCGGGCAAACGAGCCGCCAAAGGAATTGCATGATCGCCGGCAGACGATGTTGTGATGTTGCCGAAGTCACCCTTTTTAAGCTTGTGAGCTGCCAATAGTTCGTCAGAACCAGCTGCAGTATCAGCTTTAGTACCATTAACTACGTTATTAACTGCAGCAGCATTTGCATGTAGTGCTGACTGCTTATAACCGGCTAAATAACCAAGTACTTCTTGGTCATACTGATCCGCGAGTCGATAGGCTGCACGGTCAACCGCAAGTTGCATGAAATTGATGTGGGAGTGCGCTTCTTCAATATCATCTAATTTAAATGCAAAATAGTTGCTTTTATCTACGACTAACTGAAAGTCTGTATCCACAAGGTCTTGTGTTGAGATTGTAGTGCCACGAAGCAGCGCAGAAACCGAAATTTCTGGCTCCTTCATAATTCTCACAGTGTCTCCTTGCCCGGAAATCTCCCCAAAATAATCAGAGTTTGAAATGTCTCCGACTACTGTGGTTTTGCGAAAAGATAGCTGTACCTTTTTGCTGTAGATTACGGGTGAAAAGTTACCATTATTAAGGTTGGTGTAACCTGATGCTTTTCCAAATGCCATTTGATTTCTCCTTTATGAAATGGCTGAGCTCTCTGAGCTCGTCAGGACATGAAGAGATAAAAAACAGTGGCAGTACTTTAGGGTGGGTTGTGCGAACAAGAGTTCACAGGCCAGCCTGTACTGGTGGACATATTTATATTTTCTTCTGGGGTTCTGGTTTTTAGGGGTAGGCGATTACGCGGCCCTAATTACCTTTATTATAGCACAGTTGTGCCTATAATAGCAACACTTAGCGAGCGGCGCCTGACATGTCATAAACAAAGTTGCCGCTACGCATAGCTTCCATAATAGCTTCTTCGTTCTTAGCGTAATCTCTGTCGTTCATTTGACTGACAGCGCTTTCTGAGAAACGAGTAGTGCCATTAGTGGTTGGGGTACTGGAATTAGTGCGTCCTACAGACTGAGCTGCGGATCGCTTATTAACCGTTTTCTTTCCAGTGTCTGCTTTATATAGATCGATCGCCCTAGCAGCTGCTCGAGCATCGGTGTTGTTCTTATACAGAGCGTCTTGAATATTCTGAGGCTGCATCGCAACCCATTCATGAAAAGCTTGGCTCTGTCTAATCTGGTTAAAATCGGGATGGAGACGATTAAGCTGATGTTCCGCATCTTTGCGAGATATCTTTGTCTCCAGTGCCTCTAGACGTTTCTCACCTTCACGCAAACCCTGCATAGCTTCGTTAGCGCGCTTTTGAGCTATAGAGTCTACGATCTTGGCAACATCAGGATACTTCTTTGCCCACATATCAATTTCCTCATCTGTCTTAGGGAAACGGATCTGGCCCTTAGCTGCAGAGTCGAGCTGGTTCTTAAGCTTCTCAATCTCTACGTCTTTTTGCTGCATTAGGTGAGTGTTGTGCCGGCGAAGATCTCCATACCGTTTGCGGTAAGTATCTTCTTCCGGATCTGAGACAGGGGTAGCATCTACCTGATCCTGCTTCATTTGAGATATTTCTTGGTTTAGTTCTTTTTCTTCCTGATCTAAATGATCTAGGTGTGCGCCTCTATATTTTGCCATTTTACTACTCTTATTGGGGGCCAAGACTTCCTCGGGTAGCCCAGTTGATATTAGAGAATGAACCTTATGAGTGGTTTCTTAATCTCTGCGTATTCCCGACTTTGAGAGGGATAGTACCCTTTGTCGCCCTCTTCTGGATATTCGGGTTCCAAAACAGTTTCTTCGGTCTCTACTCCAGCCAGCTCAATTTCATTGCCTTCTGGTGTTTCGATGACTTCTTTTTCTTCTTGTTCGGAATCGTCTTCGGCCTGTACTGAGGCGTCCTCAGAATCTTCGCTATCGGATTGGGTTTCTTCCGCATCGTGATAACCTTTACCATCACAATGATCACAGCCCTCCCCATCGCACTCAGGGCATGTCATACGATCACTGCCTTCTTGATCCACATATTGGATTAGGCCATCCTGATACATTCCCATGAGGCCCATCTTAGCCTCTGCTTCCATGTCCATGATTGACTTTAATCCGTGCCACTTAACGACATCTGCAGGGAGCACATACTCACCTTCAGAGATCTTAATATCGATATCATCACGCACATTTTCAGCGCTTGATCCTATTGGGATTTCATTGCCCGACATGGGATCCATCATGAGACCCTCATCTCCGCCGCAAGCCATTCCACCATGATACATCTGAACATCATCCTGCTCAGGATCATCCTCTACCATCGCTTGTTGTATTGCATCTGCCCGAGCCTGTTCGTAGCTATTTAGTTCGCCATCATCGTTAAGATCTGCTTTTTTATTATCGCGTTGGTATTTATTGCTTGCCATTTCTAAACCTGCCTTTGTAGTGATGCCTTTTCTGGATTCCTTTAGACTTTCCATCATTTCATCCCGTATTGATTTTCATTCCACAGCTTCCACTCATCGCGGTCTAGCATCAGCCAAGGAGGGGTATTTTTTAGTTCTTCTGGGGTCATATCTCTGCGAGCTTCCACTAGACGGGCTTTTGCTTCTCCCATCTCTAAGGCGTAGATCTCTCTATCGGATAGATTTCGGATATTAGCAGTCTTGCCTTGGACGATCTGCATATACGGATTGTATAAATCCATACCCTCACCACTCTCTAAAATACGAAGGATAAGCTCGGCTTTTTGCTGCCGGAAATATAAATCCTCATCCGTACCCTTTTTAGCGTAGGGAACGTCCTTAAGCTGTTTGCTGTAGGCCAAAGAATTTATGAAATCTAATCTATTCTGCTCAACCATCTCAGGAGCTACCTGAGTGTTAGCCATACGATAAGCATAGAACCTATTTAGTATGCGACTAATAGAAGTTATATCATCCTTGGTATATCGTTTACCGTCAGAGAAATAATCTCCGCCACGACCGTAAATGAGATCGTCCATAGTCGGAGCAAATGCAGAAAGATCTAACTCTTTAATTCTGTTTGTATATATGGCGTTACTGGGGGTAGAATTTAGAACAGTAGCTAGCCTAGTGCCAGTAGCGTTATTATCTAGGAAGGCTTGATTCATTGACCTCTCAAAAGCACTTTCCATAGCAGCCTTGGCTTTACCGGAATTAGCTGAGTTAAAACCTTGACCGGATTTTGAGTCAAAAATTGAATCTGACCAATGCTGAACTTCGTGAAGAAAAGTAGAAAAAATAAGTTTAGATCTGGCTTGCTGCTCTGTAATTTTTCCAGAGGCCATATCTGCAACTATACTTTTATCTCTTTCATTCTGAGGGCTATTTATATAGTCGCCCCCTTCAGTATATGCACTGATAAGAGATCGTTTTTTATTTTCTGCAGTTCGTCTGCCGCCGAGGGTATCGGGGTAGGCCGCTCCTGCCGACGAAGCGCCGGCCGATTTTGCTTTTCTCCTACCTGCCTCTGCAGTTGGGAGATCATCCATGTTTGTTACGCGTGATGCTCTTACCGTATCGAAAAAATCATCATGGAATAAAACTTCATCTAATGTGGAAGTTGTGCTGCTATTTCCTTTAGTAAGCTTAGGCTTAGGAATAGGTACTTCCTTAGTAATCACTACATCTTCATAGTCAGGTATTTCAGCCCCGCCTGTCATAGCTCTGAGCTCAGCCTGTATCCTAGCAATCTCACTCTCTACAAACTGCGGGGGAACCTCCCCATTCTCGGCTTGTTTACGGAGCTTGATAGCTTCCATACGAGCCCGAGTCTTGGCCTGTATAATTTCTCCTTGGGATAGTCCTGCCCCACCAACCTGTCGCCTAACTGTCTGCGTAACTGTTTTAGTTTGAGCCGGAGCATCGTTAATTGTCAGAGCAATCTCGGCTTTATTATCCGGTATCTCAGTGAGCCATTCTTCTGCATCACCAAGCTGCCATAATCCTGTCTTTTCCCAGATCTCATCTCTAGTAGATCCTGCAGCCTTCATCTGGTTAGCTTGGTCTACTAGAACCTTACCGTCCTTTAGCTTAGCAGCCGGCAGGAACATACCCAGTGTTGAAGATTGATCCCCATCCGGAGCGATATCTACAACCTTATTAATTACTCTAGGGGCGCCACCCATTCCTAAGCCTAGGCCAAATACATCTCCGTAAGTAGCCTCACCGCTAAACATGATACGATCGAGCTCATTAACGGCGCCTACCGTGGAGTCGTAGGCAAAGTTTTTTACAGCTTCCTTACTAGGTAGGTATGGATCTTTAACGTAGTCTGTGACTGCCTCAGTGACCACAGGAACAGCATCTTTAATCTTCTGATTAATAGTTCTCTGATCAGGGTTTAGTTTGACTGTATACTCAGTACCAAAGCCAGTTCTGTACCTATAATTACCCGCCTCATCGAATCCCACCATTATGTCATTTTCACTGGCCCCGATAGGGCGCTGGAAAAACGGTACATTTTCTATGGTTAGGGGTTTGTCGGTTTCTGTAGAGGGGGATGCTGCTTCTAGATCATCATCATCTTTGTTACCGAATATGAAGTCTAGTACACCCATTATTCAGCCCCTTTGATCACTTGCTCGCGTAAAGTTTTAAAACGCTTAAGTTCACCAATCATTCCTTGGATCTCTCTGACAGCCCCTATGTCTTTGGTTATTTCTAGCTGATCTCTGAGGATGTCTATGCGAGCATCTGCGTAGGACTGCAGCATTTCAAATGTATCCTTCTGATTCACCATCAGGAGAATGCTTCGGTAAAATTGCTTATCCATTTACTGTACCGGAGGTTGTGCGGGAGGCTGCGCTTCTTGAGGCTGCTGTCCTCCGTTGTCTCCACCACCAGATCCTGTGAAGCCCTGTGCATCTGGCTCAGGAGCAGACCCGGGAGCTATATTACCTCCACCAGTACCCGTGGGATCATCTGGGTTAGGAGCCCCTCCTTCCGGAGGTTGTGCTGCCGGATCAGGTTGAGGCATCATTGCTTGTATCTCAGCCATCATTTTAGCTTGGATCATAGCTTCTCTAGGATCATTAAGGATGCCATCCTCATCAAGATCCATAGATGCTGCTAGCTCTCTCAAAATGTAATCGTATTTAACAAACGGAGCCATTTGCTGGTTCTGAGTCATTTGCATAAACTGCAGTAGGCGCTGGCTGCGAACTTCATTCCGCATCAGGCTCTCTGTTCCGCGAGGTATAACCTCTAGATCCCCAATAAACTGAGGGTCAAAGTTAAACTGCATATTAAAGCTAAACAGTGCCTTACCTAATGGACTAAGAAGATAATCATCGATGTTTCTTACAACAGTTTTAATCGCCTGTTGCGCTGCACCCATTAACATACTCATGCCGGAGGCTGTTCGCCCCACACCCATAATTCCGGTGCTGCCGTGAGAGTATGATGGAATGCCTGTAGCTTCATCAGCAAGCTGCCGAGACTTATCAAACATCATCATAAGTTCTTGAGAAACATTCGGAAATTTTGTGCCGTAGATGGCCTGACCCGGGGCTCCACTCTGTCTCCGGAACACCTTGCCCGGGTATACAGACATGTCTTGGCCCGGAACCAAGTTCGTCTCATCAATCTCAATTAGTAGGTTTCCTGAGAGCGCGGCATTATCGATCGCCATCCTATAGGATCCGTTCATGAGCAGCTGTGTGTCTGCCATGTTCTCAGCTACTCCGATTCCAAAGAAGCTATAGGGATTTGCCTCATAAGGTACGGATGAGTAGGGAATGCGTACTGGTGTAAATGGATTTAATACTAGGCGTAGGATCTGACCATTACATATCCAAGCATTGATTTGAATCTGGTCTCGTTCTTCTAGCTCTGTAGGAATCTCCATATCGGCCTCGAGAGCCAACTCACTATCTATTACGCCCCAATATTCTAAGATCTCGTAACGATCTACGTCCGACTTATTCTGAGAATCCTCTAAGGTATCTTCCCAGTATTCACGCATGTATGAGGATCCCATATCGATAGCGAGCTCGATACTTTCCTCTCTGAAGTGAGGGCGGTTCTTAAGCTGGCGCATCTGAGTGCGGTTTAGCCTATGTCTTTGTACGGTAAACTCAGCCTCTTCCATATTGCGCGCATCAGGGTCAGGATAGAAATCCCAGATAGAAACGTACTCAACTTTAGGGATAGTTTCGAAGATAGGTTCGTATTCACCTTCAGCATTCCATTTGGCATACTCTTTATCGAAGGCAAACGGCCCTTTAAGAATACCAGTTCCAAACAGAGACATCTCAAAAGACATAGATCGCAGATGCTTAGAAGCAGATGTTTCCTCTAGCTGATCATGGATCTTTTTCTCTAGATTTTGTGCAGCTTTTTTAGCTGGCTCGAATGTAATAGAACCGGGATTTGTACCAGCCCCAAGCTCGAGATCATCCTCAATAGGTTTTAGTTTATTTGAGTAAATTCCTAGATCTTTAGCGATATCTGGTCGGGTAATATTACGAGGAACCTCATAATCCATACCAGTTTTTTCTTTGACCTTATCGGTAGTCAGGGCATTAGGATCATAGCTTACTTCCCCTGCTACATTCGAAGGGAATTTACGAGACTCAATACCAATTGGGAATTTACTACCGGCAAACAGTACATCAATAATCTGACTGTATGCAGCGAGTACTTTAGTCTTAGTTATCTTAACAAATGCTTTAGATTTTTCTGTGTCTGTGAATTGTACTTCTGGGCCATATATCCCACGGTAGTTTCTGTAGCTGTCTAGCCATCGTGTTTCATCAGTTAGGCGCGCATCCTTAGATCTTTGGAAGGCTGAATTGATAAAACCGACAATGCCAGAGTATTCATTATTTTCTTGTTCGACATCACCATCTTCTTCTAAAGCTATGACGTTTGCTTCATCAGTCATATCTTCGGTGACGGTATCGGTGGGCGGTTGCATTAATGCCATTATCAGTATCCAAACGTGTTATCTGAAGGTTGCCATTGTTGTTGTGGAATTCCGCGACCATCATCGAAGGCGCTAAAGGCCCGGGGTCGAGATTGAATTCCATAACGTATAGAGTCGTATGCGTGATCTGAGGCGTATCTAGGATCGATATCGTCCGTACCTTTAGGATCGCTAGGTATCGTTGGGAGATCCGCAATAATTTGTCTGCAAGTATTAAAGAACACTATCCCGGGCATCTGTGTGTCTTCATCTACTTTTAGAAGCTCATGTAATCTGTTCTTACCCGCTACCCGTGATCCTCTAGATCTATCAGAAGGTCGCCATCTACATCCTTGGCTAATCATCTCTTCGGCTATGGATGGGCCTAGCTGACCGCGCTGATGCCAACAGGAGCTATCTAGGACGCCGTAGGAGAGCTTTTCTCCATTCTCAGCCTCTAGTACCGCCTTAGCTAGATCTCTGCCTGTATGCTTTGATACATACAGCTCGCGATAAACAATGAGGGTATTATAAGAAGGATCGATAGCGTACCAATGCACAGCGCTGTGTGAGCTATAACCGTAGTCTGCCGATCTAAATTTGCGCCAAGTATCTGGGATTTCGAAGGGATCAACGACATGAGTATTTGTCCTAAATTCTGTAAAGGCTGCTCCACTAGCAACTGCCCAATCCCCCTCTAGGAGCTGTCTACGTTGCATCTCTGGTAGAGAGAGCAAGTTAGCTTCATATGCGCCATCGTTAGCTAGGTAAGGATTGTCGTAGAGAGATGCCGGTATAAACCTACGCTGAAATAATGGCTTGCCAGCTCGGTCGGGGTGTGTGTCTGGATATCGTAGTTCTTCACCAGTATCGATATCAGTTGCAGTGAAGGGTATATTTGCCGGCGCCGGATCCACAAACATCTTGCGAACCCATCCATGACCGGGGCCACCGGGGTTGCTAGTGGCTCGGAGAAAGATCGGGAGGTCTGGAGCTGTTGTCCGAAGCCTCGATCTCTTATAGTTCCAAGCGAAGGGCGTAGGATGCTGGGTGAGCTCATCAAAGGCTATATAGCTAAACGCTTGCCCTTGGTATCTCAACACATCTTCGTCACGCTCCAAGTAAGTGAGCCACAAACGTGCTCCGCTTGGGAATACCCACTGACTTTTCTTTTCTTGCCATTTGGCGCCCTTGAAAGCCTTTGGGTATAACTCTTGTGTTTTCCATATAATTTCACGCAACTCATCCGTAGTTTTACGCAAAATCAGGCCATTAAATTCTGGGTGGGAAAAGTACCTCATAGGGTCTGCAATCAGACTATAGGTTTTTCCACCTCCGGCTGCGCCTCCATATAACACCTCACGTTCACTAGCTGATAGGAACTCTGTCTGAGGCCCGGGATTAGGGGCAAATACAATCTCTTTTTCTGCAGGAGCTGCCTCAAAATCTAGGCTATCGCTTACAGTCCTAGGCGCTTTGGGCGTATCGGGCTTTGGAGGATCTTCCCATTGTTCTAGTTTTTTTTTCTGCAGAGTTAATACTCGTTTAGCATCCGCAGCTTTACGCTTAATCTTAGCCTTAGCTTTCTCTGGGCCTGTTTTAGGAGCCCTCGCTTTACGAGTCTTCTTCTGTTGCTTCTCTCTCTTGTTTCCTTCTAGAGCTCCTCTACGCTCCTTCCAGATTTTGTTGATACCTTGATGCGATATAGACTTACCCGTCTTCTGAGTAAGCCATGCCGCAGTCTCTCTGAGAGATCCACCATTATCTATATGATCAAGCGCGCCAATTATGAACTCTACCATGTCCTCGTCCGGTATTAGGATACACGGATCGTCAGGTGCTGGTTTGTAGCCATAGGCTATTCTAGCGGTTCTATTTGCCCTGCGCTTGTCAGGAAAATCTGTATCTTGTGTCATTCAGTAGCTTGTTTTGGGGGAAGTATAAAAATACCACCTTCTGGGCCTTTAACTTCTACTGTTTCCCTTTTAGCTACCCCTGCTCGGTCTAAGACTTCTTTAGCGGCGGCTACTATGTTCCTTGCACCTAAAGCACTAGGATCTGTGATGACGTTTGTTAAGCCAACTGCAGCTTTAGGCGCGTTCATAGCCATCATTAGCTGTGCTACTTCAACAATCTCATCTTTGACGGGCTCTACAGCCTCTTTTATTGTTGTATTTTTAGAATATCCCGCGATATCCATAGCAGCTCGAATATCACCGGCTGCTTCACCCATTATGGCATCAATAAATACCTGTTGGCGCTCTGATAATTTCTTTTTTTCAGTCATCTTAGATATACAAAGGCTAGGCCTACTGCTCCCGTACAAATCATCCAGAAAAAGCGCTCTGCGAAGGCTATTTTCTGCCCTCTAGCAATTGCTTGTTTCTCCATGTCATCCATTCGGTCATCAAACTTCTTGAATGAAGCGTCGATATGCTCAAGACGTTTAAAAACGGTCAAAATCCGCTCTTCCATCCTAGCCATTGCTACTACTGCTTCGGACAATCGATCCAATTTGTCCTCCATATGCGAGAGACGTTCATCCATCGTAATCCTACCCTTTATATTTAGCTTTGCCCCAGCTAATACGCTTAGAGCTTGTTTTTTTGCTCGCTGCGTTCTTTGCAGACTTATTTTTAGCCTGAGAGGCTGGGCGACAAGCGGGATAGCTTTTACGCTTATCATTCTTACCGGAGCGACCGCAGGGTTTACCTGTCTTCACATCGCGCCAATCTTCCTTAAACCACTTCTTAAGGGCAGCACCTTTTTTTGATTTACGAACTGCCATTATTTCTTCTTCTTGCTTTTGTTGCCCCAATTCTTAGCGCCGACTTTTCGACACTTAGCTACGGCGCCTGATGCATAAGCGCTGGGCCAAACCTTGTAGCGTGACTTTACTTTTCTGACGCAAGCGTCATCAGCTTTTTTCTTCTTAGCAGCCATCAGATCACCATTTCTTGCAAGACCAGTAGCGCGCTGAAAACTTATCCTTGGCTGTGTCGCACTTATGGCGAGCTCGGAATGATTTACGGCGCTTGGGATTGTTCTTCTTGATGGTCATATTAGGATCCCCAAACCGGACGATCTTCTCTTTCCCATCCTTACACGCCTTAACAACAAACTTCTTAGATCCACCTGATGTGCGGCGGGGCTTGTTGCATTTCATCTTGGATTTATCGACCTTAGCCATTATGCCACCACGAAATCTACAATCTGACCATCGGGCATTCTCAGCTTATTAGGATCAGGGTTATATGCGTATCTTTGATCAACTAGCTTAAGGTTCTCGACGGGCGTATTCTCATCTATTGGTTCCACAGAACCTGCTTCCCCAGACCTAGCCTTCTTCTCTACCTGCTCACCTGTACCACTCTCAAAGATCACATTCACATGCGTCTGAAATGGCATATTAGGCAGAGGAAAGTGGGATATAAGGGTCATCTAAATGTCCACGCCCACCAAATTAGCCCTGCACATCCGCCTAGGACGATTACGACTACAATGCACCACTGAAAGACTTCCATTAGGAATGCTCGGGCCTTAGCTT